ACAACCGAATCTCTTGTAGGACCGGTCATCATTTTACGACCTTGTTTGGTTTCACTTGACCACAGACCGAATCTTGTTTCCCATACACGAAAACAGTCATCGATCCATTCATACTCGGCAATTTCTGGATGTTCATTCATCAGCATCTTCCTCCTTTTTATTAAATCCAAAGGGACCTTCTTTTTCATCTAATGCAAGTTTAAGTGCAAGTCCACCAACTGCTTCCATTACTTTAAGAACCTGCTCAGGTTTAGCATCCTCTCCAAGTTCTTTGGCAACATACCAGTACTTAGGCCAGAATGTTTCTCCTGCTTTTTGATAATCTTCAAGTGTTAATAGTTTCATTTTCCAAGTGCAATGTTTTCAAGTTTAATAAGATTACGTCGTGCCTGTTCCTTTTTAATTTTAGTATAGATGGATTGATGACGACGAAGTTCTCCACCCATTGAACAGGATTTCTCCATCTCATTTACATAGAACTCTAATTGAAGAAGTTCCATATCATCAAAATCTAATCTTCCATTGTGAATATTTTTCATTTCCCAACTCCATAATCAGGTGCATTTTTCTTTTCAAGTTCACGAATAGTTTCATGAAGTCTTTCTACTGCCTTTCGCATTTCTTCAGTCTCTTCCCACTCAAAAGTATCACCCTTTGAGTTCTTCTTTGATTTTTTGGTCATAGATCTCCTTCTTTGCGATTTTCTGAATAGTGGACATCAAACTCTCCACCAGGATATCTAGACTTGAGTTTGTCTACATTCATTTCAATAACCTCATCAAGAGAAATATTAAGTCCCATACATGCCTGAGCAACATACCACATGATGTCACCTAGTTCACGTTTTAGATGAAACATATTTTCTTCATTGACAGGTTTACCCTGAAAGATAATTTTTTTGACGACCTCAGTAAACTCACCTGCTTCTGCAGACATACCTACGGCAGCAGTAAGAAGTCTCCAAGTTTCAAATCCTTCTCCACGAAGTTCTTGAATACGATATTCAAATGCATCTGCATTTTTACTGGGTTGTGATGTAACGGCATCTACAAACTCAAGATATGCGTCAGTATTTACAGTCATGAAAAATTAAATCCCTCGAATGATTTCTTTCGTTCCTCATCATTATACTCCTCTTCGTTTCCGGAGTCAAGTATGTCATCTTGTGCTTTTTGCTCACAATCATAGAGTCGCATCTTAGCACGATCAACACCTACAATAAATCTCTTAAAAATAGTAGGATCATTATATCGATTCTTCAACTGCTTTACCATAATCTGTCCCAACTGTTCCAACTCCTCTGTGCTAATAAGGGCAAACATAAGATCAGCAGTAGCAGGGAGACCAAAGGATTCACTAGTGTCAGTAATATCAACATCACTGCTACCATAACCAGAACGAGTGGTCTGCGTGGCAGAAACGATAGGGACGTTTGCCTCAACAGCCAATCCTCTAAGTTCCTCTGCAATAGCTTTAATATAGCTATATGAATTGACAGAAACACCTGACTTATATCTTGAGGAAGCACATATATTAAGGTAATCAATGAAAATAATATCAGGTCTAAATGACTTCTTAAGTGCAAGTTCATTAAGAAGTGCCTTAAAATGTCCACTATGTGCAGAAGCAGTGGGATATTCTTTAATTATAAGAGACCCCTGAGTTTTTTCTGCTAGTCTGGTAACTTTATTTTCAAATGATGACCTTGGAAGATCGGTCAAGTCCTGGATCGGGACATTGAGGAGGTTGGCGTCAATTCGTTCAGCAATCTTCTCTTCTGCCATCTCCATTGTAATATAGAGAACGTTCCTCCCCTGGAGCAACACGGAGCTAGCAACATGGCACATGAATAAAGACTTGCCGACACCTGTACCAGCAAGCGCGATGTTAAGAGTCTTGTTAGGTAAACCACCTTTCGTGATTTTGTTAAAGTATTCGAGATCGAATTCAATTTTGTCCTCCTTGCGGTGATAAGATTCATATCGTTCTTCATAATCTTGTAGGTAATCATGTCCAATGTGGTTGTCAAAAGAAACAGCAAGTGCCTCAGAAAGAATGCTAGGAATAGCATCACGATTTTTCTTTTCATCATTACCATCGGCAATGTGAATAGATTCCATAAGAGCAATATAAATTGCACGATCACGACACCATTTTTCAGTGGTATCTAATAACCACTGAATCTCCACCAAAGAATTATGTAGGGAACTTACAATGTCTCTGGATTGTTTGATTTCTTCTTCAGTGAGATCAGTTCGATTATCAATCTCAATCTGAAGTGCTTCCTGAGTAATAGTAGAATTGTATTTTACAATAAAATGAACTATCTCCTGAAAGATAGTCTTTTCAGTTTTAACTTCAAAAAAATCTGGTTGTATAAAAGGAATTACCTTTCGTGCATAGTCTTCATCAAAAACAAGGTTTCTTAGGATCGTTGTTTCAATTCTTTCCATTTATTCAAATAATAATCACTTTCGGGTTCGGTAATAAGAGTCATTCCTCTTTTAATAAAGTCTTCTCCTTTATCAGTTTCTTTAAATCTTTTTTCGTTTTTATGCGCCATAACTGAACTCCTGTTGTGCTATTTGATCTAGTTTTTGCATCACCTCTTCGGTGAAGTATTCTTCTGGATCTTTTAAAATTGCTTTTGCATATACTTTTTTACCATTCATCTCATAACGACCTGCCACATTTTTCCAGAGACCACCGAGTTCTCCCAACTCAAGAAGACCATAATATCGATCAAGACCACGCTCATCGTAATACAGACGCACTGTAACATCCTTGTTCTCCTTACTTAAACGTGACTTAGCAGTCTTTGCCTTGATAAGATTTCCGACAACTTCTGTTCCATCTTTTTCTTTTTTCTTAGACAAATAGATAATCGTAGACGCAGCATATTTGAGACCACTACCACCACCCATTTCTTTTGTAGGAACATAAGAACCGATAACATCGTAAGTATGATTTGTGACAATCATTGGAATGTTTGCTTGACCCAACTTGAGAGTGAGCATACGAAAGGCACCTTTAATAAGTTGGGATTTAGTCATGTCCCTAACTTGTTTTTCATTGAGTGCATCAGTAATTTCTTTCTCAGTCGAAAGCATACCTAGAGAGTCTAACACGAACATTAGTGGTTTGCGTTCGTCTTCAGGTTTTTTTAAGTATATGTCTACAGCCTTCAGTGCCTTGCTACGAAATTCTTCGACTGTGACTACATTTACGACTACCGTCCTATTTAGATCTACCCCACGACTTGCGAGTAAAGACTTATTAACAGCCGCTTCAGTATCAAAATATAGACACATCCCATCAGGGTTAGAATCCAGAAAATTTTTGACGACGGCAAGAGAGAAAAAAGTTTTTCCAGTACTAGACTCCCCAGCAATGGCAGTAATCTTATTCCCAGATACACCACCAAATATAGACCCTGAAACAAGTCCGTTAAAAATGTACGAACCTGTATCAACAAATGTTTCAGTTTCGTCAATGTCTGCTGCGAGTTTTGTGTACTCATCTCCAATCTCTTTTACTATATCTTTAAGAAAATCCATTATGCAAAAAATAATTCTAAGTTTACGGTTTTTTCAACATTCCACCCAATGGCATCAAGAATTGCCTTGAGTGGTTCTACAAAACTCTTTTCAAATTGTAAGTCATAGTCAAGGTACTTGTCAAGACCAAGTTCTTTGGGAAAATCTTGGATAAATGAAATGACATTTTCCTGGATAATATTTGGTTTTTTTAGATAAATGAATTTAATCTTTTCACCATTATTAATAAGGGAATACTTATTAGTCAATTTATGTTCTTTTATATAGTGGTTAAAAAGAAGTGCTCCACGACAGTGAATAGGTGTTCCCTTTGCATAGATGCTGGAATGTGATTTGTACTTAACCACATCCGATACTGAACGAGGGAATGCAATTTCTTCTGGAGGAAGAGACTTAAACTTAACCCTACAGTCATCAATAAATTTAATGACATCCTCCTCAGTACCATTCATCATCAGTTTCAGACCATCTTTAATCATCTGACGACAAGGTGCCGGTGTAGATGATTTAACTGCCTCAATACCCATCATCTTGAGTTTAGGTTCAGAATATTGAACTCCCTCACTATTCCATACATTAAGGATATAACGTTTCTTTGCGGTCCAAATACCACGTTCTGCGATATTTTCACGCTTCATAATCATTTTTTGTTCATATGCCTGAACGTAATCCGCAAGGTCCGAATAAGATCGTTCGATGAATGGTTCCAACTTGTCTTCACAGATCTTGTCAAGTATCGAAACAATTGCTGTTTTATCGCCAGACTTACCACTAAAAAATTTATCAACAAGAGGTCCCATATTAAGATAGATGGAGTCAGTGTCAGATGCAATGACATAATCCTCCCCCTCTGTTTGTAAAAGTTTATTTAGGTATCCGTTCATACGATTTTCAATCCATCGAATCGAAACTTGACCTGAGAGAGTAATTGCTTCAGCATTTGCCAGTTTATAATACCTAAAATACTGATTACCAATAGCACCATATGCAGAGTTGAGCTGAATCTTTCGTGCCATCTGGATGTTGTTGCATCGGGCAATTTCCTTTTCCAGTGCCTTCGTTGGAGTTTTTTCATAATCTTGTTTTGCCTGAAGCATTTTCTTTTTATAAATGGTTCGATCTTTATAGATCTTCTCCATCAATTCTGGCAAGAACCCACGAACATCCTTCCGATACATGGCACCATTAGCACATACCGCACTGTCCTTATACATCTCAAATGTTAGTTCCTCATTAAGGATTTTATCAACTGTTGCACTTGGGTGTCGGGTATCCTGTAACGTCTCTGGAGAGATGTTGTATTGCATAATAAGATGAGGGTAGAGACTATTAAGGTCAAAAGACACAACCCAATCGTACTTTCCCGGAATCGGTTCCTTAACATAAGCACCTGCATATTTTGAGTCCTTATCAGAACGTTCTTTAGGAGGAATTACAATGTTTCTTTTCTTCAGATAATTATAGATGATTGTATCCCACATACGAACTTGTGAAAAGACATCGGCATAATTTGCCTTTGCATCATACGCCATCGTAATGGCAAGTTCAATTAGTTTCATCTTGTCTTCCATTCGGTCAACAAGTTCCACGTCAATAATGTTATACTCTACAAACTTCTGCCACCCTTTAGTATAGAAGTCTTTAAAAGTATCAAACTCAGAGTGATCTAGTTTCTTTTGCCCAAGTTCAATACTGGCAATATAATCAAGACGATAAGATTCTTGTGCCTTATAAGTAAATTTCTTATAAAGATTCAAGTAATCGAGTTGAGTGACACCGCCGATGTCATACGCAATATTTTTTCTACCTACAATGTAAATTTCACGTTCAGTTACAAGTCCCCATGGAGAAAGTCTCTTCATGAGTTTCTCACCAAGAATGCGATCAATACGACGAACCAAATATGGAATATCGTACAGTTCACTATTCCATCCAGTAACAACTTCAGGAGTATTTCCCTCAATCATCCACCAGTTAATAAAGTCAGTCAGCAGTTCGTATTCTGTACGAAACCCCTTGTAAATAACGTTCTCTTGTTTATTTAGAAATTGACCCCTTCCCCAAGTGCGAATCTGTTTTGTAGAGTAATCTTGAATCGTAATCAAAAGAACTTCTTCGGCGGCAGATTCTACATCGGGGAATCCGTTCTCTGATGCAACCTCAATATCAATGGTGGCAATCTTAATCTTTTGAGTATCGAACTTAATTTCTTCTTCGGGATACATCTCAGAAATATACTGATAGATGTATCGGTCATTACCATAAATCTTGAAGTTATCTACACCGTCATATCGTTTGATAAACTCACGACAATCACGAACGGTTCCAGGTTCTATAGATTCTACATATTCACCTTGTAGAGTTTGATACTTTGTTTTCTTATTAGACTCAACAAAAAGAGTCGGGTAAAACTTCTCACGGGTTGCAAAATGGCGACCATTTTCATAACCACGAACCAAGAAGTGATCCCCGACCATTTGAACATTAGTATAAAAACGCATTATGCAATAGCTGCTAGATACTCATCAACAAGTTTTCCGTTTGGTTCAACAAAAGTTAGAACATCTGCTGATCGAATTAAGATCTCATCCTGATTCGTAAAAGTCAACCAAGGTTCAATGTACTCTTCAGTTTTAGTATCAGTATTAATACCAAGAACAATTCGATATGGTTTGATGATTTTACAATCAGGTTCTCCAATTTCACCAAACAGTTCTTGAACTTCACCAATCAAAACTTTATCATCTCTCAATAAAATACACTGTATGTTTTTTTCCATAGTGATTCAATTCCTCCAAGTAGTATAGCAATAAAAAGGGGAGGTGTCAAACTGGTTTGTGCCAGTTTCCTCCCTATCTGCGGCGACGATATTCAATTCTATTTAGAACCATACTTTTTTCTTGTGTGCCTCTGGTACTACCTTTCCAAGTGTAATACTCAGAAGCCCATCCTCAAAGCTAACTGATCTAACTTCCGTCTCGTCACTGAGTGTCCAGCACCTTGTGAAAGATCGTTGAGCCACTCCTCTATGGACGTAATCTGTGTTGGTTTCTCCATCTTCTCTTTGTCCTTCGACAAAGAGTTTACCGTCTTGTGTGTAGACATTTACTTGATTTTTTTTAAATCCTGCTAGTGCTAGTTCTAATACAGATTCTGTGTTGCTGACCTGTATTAGATTGTACGGAGGATAATTCGATGTCGTTTCATGCAACGAAAACAGACGATTGAAGTATTCATCCATACCAATACTATTCCTATTTATGCGGTCTAGCAGTTGATCTAGATTGGCGGCATTATACTTTGCTAAGTTGTTCATTGTACTTCTCCTTATTAAAGCGAGATTTGATTGTGTGGACCCCGAAGGCATCCGGTATATTTATAGCATAGAATATAAAAAAAGGGGTGTTGC